CTTGATCGCGCAGCCGGGCGGACTCCGGCCAAGATCGCAGAACCCTATTGGGATTAATGGAGGAGACACAAATGATGAATAACCCGTATCCTGTATGTCCAAACGGACACACCCCCTCACACTTTGTCGCACCATTTCCTGTTGGCACAACTGCTGATCACGAGTTGATCATGAGCGAGACACCCGGCGCATTACACCCGGACGGTGGAGTATGTTGTTTCTATTGGGACGGTACATACGGCGTCACCGTCGAGGATCGGGAAATGATAGCAGAAGCCGAGTCGGTATTCTGCCCCGTTTGCCTAAGTGAGGCAGATTGGGTGCATGATGCAAAAGAGGAATAACAGAATGATAATCACGGCGAGGAAACTTCGTCAATTGAAAGCCTGTACTGGGGCGGTAGAGTGGGTGGAAATCACATTTCCCAACGGCGCAGAGTTGACACCTGAAACATTGGCACGGTGTAAGAATGATGCTTGGGTATGTTGGTTGGCGTGCCGATTGAGTAAGGTATATCGCTATTGGTGCGCGGGAGTAGCATCTAGGGAGGCGGCACGAGGAAAACTCTCGTTACGCGAATTCTCAATGAATGTCACACCGGAAAATTACCGGCGTGCAATAGCCGCCGCCTATGCTGGCAATGTTACTAATGCTGCCTTTCACGCTGCCAGCGCCGCCGCCAATGCTGCCAATGATACTAATATCGTTGCTGCTGCTAATGCCGCTCATGTTGCTTATCTTGTCGCTTATTCCGTTGGTAACGATGCCGCCTACGTTGCCGCTTCTGCTACCAACGATGCCGTTTACAAAGAATTACGACAAGAGGCCGAGCGCGTGTTACTTCTTCTTGAGGAGTGATAAAATGTGTAACTGCCCCGCCTGTAACCGTTCCTCCGTTGTACCCCTGCCGCGTGACAAGTGGCGTATCGGCCAACGTATCAAGCGGGTGTATCACTTCCCCGCAATGACGGTTACTCACCGCGTCACGGGCTTACCCGTACACATTCCAGACGCATACGCAGAGCAAGAGGGTACGATCATCCCCTGCCCGTTTCCCCCGTTGCCATTTCCGCGAAAGGGAATATACATTGTGCTGGACAACGGTATAGAAATGTGGGCATGGGACTTTATGATCACAAGTGGGATCGGGTATCACTCCCCGATCATGGAGACGTAAGGTGACGGGCTATCATCTCACTCTCACCTCAGACGCGGAGGAGGGACTAGACCTCCTCCAGCGTCAAACGGGGTTAGCCCGCACTGCAACGATCAACCTCTTACTAGGCGATCTGGCGAGAGGAAAGCGCAATAGCGATCTGCTCTACACGATCTCACAAGCGTTGTATCTGCTTAAGTCAGGCGAGTATGACGCGGCAGAAGGCAAATTGAAACAAGCAGTACAACTAGCGGAGGGAAAATGAACAACCAAAAGATCGTGAGTGACGTAGTGCAACAACACATCAACCGTTACATCTGCAACGCTTCGAGCGGTGTGATCTATCTGTGCTACGAAAAGGGTGGAGAGGGTGAATCGTGGTGGTGGGGGACGCCGGTACGAGGGTTGTCCAACGGCGTATATCCCGCCATGCGCCGAATCTATCTGCAAGACCTCCCGCACGCTGTCGAGTGCGTTGAGGATGAAGTGATCTTAGTCAAGCGAGGCAAGGAATGATCCGCCCCGGCCAGCGTGTAACCCTCCCCACCGGCGAAGTCGGCCAGTTGTTGACCAAGTGCATAAAAGCAAAAGACGGGGAGGCGTGGATCGTACTTGTGAACAAGCGGGGGGAGAGAGTCAAGGTGGAGGATATGCGAACGGAGGATAAAGGACAATGAACAATACTTTTATCAGCCTCGGCAACGGCCAAATAGCCGTTGTCACCTCGCACGGTTACGCAATGTTCAACACACCACGCGAGGCGCGAGAGTACGTGCAACGCGGAGATTTTCCAAAGGCGAAGGAGGTTGACGGGAAAGTAACCTATATCTCAAAAGGGAGCATATGCAAATGATCAACTATGTTGGGGCATACCTCGCAGGACGGGACGGCAATACGTGGCTTTGGGGGAAAGAACCAAGAGACAATCTCAGACTTGATTTATTCGGAATGGATTTTCAGGCTATTAGACGACTGGCAAAATTGGAGTTGAAGATCGTTGATGGCCAGCCGGTGCTTACATTACAGGTGAGCGAACGGCTAAACATTAAGAAGATCGTAGTAAGTGACATCTGGGAATAAAGCCGCACGCCACAAAATGACGCACGTCTATTAATACGCACGTGTGAGAGGAGGCGAGTTAAATCAGAAACGGCTAGACTCAATGGTCTAGCCGTTTTCGTTTACCTCTTCGCTCACTCTCACCCTCGCGCCAGCGAAAAAAAGGCCTCCAGGGGTCTAGTTAAGCAGTTAAGCACCCCCTCTCCCCCTCCTCCCCTCTCCTGTGCGGATAGCCATCTTGTGCGGATAGCCACACCCCTCGCCGGTGGCTTATGTCAACTTGTCATTTGCGTGTAGCCACTCTATGACCGTTTGCGTGTAGCCATAGTTTCATCATTTGCGTGTAGCCATAGTTTTCAGGCGCATTATGTCAAACTGCGGATAGGCGCGCCTTGAGACAAGCAGTGGATAGCGAGGCGTGAGGGTGACATAATGTGTATGGGGAGGTGGTAAGGTTCTGCTTCAGAGTAGCATGGCGGCAGGAACCTAACCTTAACACTTCGGCGGCCGGGGGAAACTGGTAGGCAAAATGCTTGACTAGGCACGGCTTGTAGGAGTATAATTCTGGAACACGAAGAGCGACCCGGCGCACGCCGGGAGAGTAGAGGAGAGTCACAATGGATGAAAGAACGCGAATTGAAAGTTTGGGCGATAATAATCTTCTAGTTGTTTGGATCAGCGATGAAACTACTCGCCGGTTGTGTTCAGCTCGACGACGTTTGGCACGTCGTCGGCGAGGTATTCGTTTGTCGCTTGGCGAGATAAGAGGGTACGCGCGGATTGTGGCGTATCGCTGGTACAGACGGGAGGCGTAGAGGAGAGACAAAATGATAGCAGGACGTCTTGGGGATTTGAAAGCGGTGTGGAGCTTCCACTACTGGAGTTGGAAGCGACTCCGCAACACTGGTCGGGGTGTTGCCGGGGTGTCCACTGCCAGGAAAAACATGCGCCGGATTGCCAAGATGATTTTGAAGGAGTCAAAATGTCTGAATTCACAATGATCGTAACCGTGCAGGTCGCAGAGGTAAGCAATATCGTCACAGTGAAAGATGCTCTCCATTTGACACTGGCGGAATTCGCGTCCAATTTCGGTATAGCCGTCACAATCACGGATGATCACAGCGAGTCCGTGATCGCGGAATTGTGCGGAGCGATTGATACAACGACGGGGTTCCTCATGAGTAAAGCCCGGCGTGACCCCGCTGAGCGTGAGATTGTCGCCCGATTGTCAGAATGCCTCCGCAAGTATTCCCCCCCATCGGAGGAGTAATGAAACGCTCTCCCCGCAAGCCTCAACGGATCAAATGCCCGAAGTGTGGCAAGCGCACCCTCATGATCAGATATTATCGAGACGGGGGTATCTTATACGTTCACACTGTTAGACAAACTCCCCTAGCGATTGAACTTGTGGAGGTGTGCTATGGCTAAGCACGCTCCCCGCACCCCCCGCGAGGCTGATAACCTCTTCCGCCCTATCGCTGTCGAGGTACGTCAAAATGGCACCTCCCACCGCGTCTACAAATTTGCGGACGGGGGTATGCTAACCGTTTCACAGCACGTCGGCGAATTTGGACCCAAGACGCGGCGGCAGATTTACAGGCTGGCCGTGTTCTACGGCCTATTAGCGCTTGTCATCCTTGCGCTAGTCGTGAGGGTGATAGCATAAGGATAATGACAATGGATAACAGACGTTTCCTAATTCGGTGTACGACTTGTGGATGTAACACCTCCAAAAAGTATGCTCGAGAACATGCGGGCAAGTGCAAGCTTTGCACTACTGGCAAAGCCCCGTCATCCGCCAAATGCCCCGATTGCGGAGGACCAATCGAGCGATGGAAATTGGCGAAGGGATACCATTGCGAAAATTGTACGCGCGAGATTGATCCTCTTGGATATGCCGCCGAAGTACGCGCCGAGGTACGCGGTGAGTACGACGGCGATTACTAGAAGCAGTTTGGCACAAAGAGGAAGATAGTGTATAAATGACACTAAGTACCAGTGAGATAGTGTCAAATGTACACTAAGTCGTATCACTTACACAAACAGTTAACCCCGCATACTTAGTGTCAAACATACACTAAGTCAAGTTCCTCCCCTGTGCGGATAGCCGCATGGGGGAGGGAGGAGAGAGGATAATGAACAAAACGATACAGACGGAGTGGGAATTGTGGAGTTATGACATGTGGGGGAATGACGAAGACGGCTATACTGTCAATGATCGATATTGTTTCAATCGTCGTTACCCTTTGCGTTTGAGAGTGGAGGTGAACAATCCCGGAACGCCGATGGAATTCAAGTCGGCTAGTCCGTCCGATAGTCAGATCGGGCGTGCATTTGGATTTGGCGGATTGATTCTCACGGAGGGCGACGACATGACGATTTACGTCGCCCGCGCCAGAGACGAATACCCCATTGGCAAAATGAACTGTATTTCTCACACGTCCCTATCGCCAATTGGCGAAGAGGTACAGGAGTGATCGTCACGCTGGCCGGCATTGCGTATCCCTGTACACTATGCGCTGATGTGTTGCATGTGCATACCCTGCCGGCCATTGCGCCTGGTGTGCTATGTAGCACGTTGTACCAGGAGCGTAATGGTACACTCTGGTACGTTGGCCGCATAACTGGTAGCAGTGGCGTTGTCCTCTATCAGACGACGGAAAGCGGCGAGAGGTTCAAACACCGCTTGCCATTGGAGATTAGAGAATGAGTCACTTAAGCTTTGTTGAGATTGCTTGCATATTCTACAACCGCATGGTAGCACGTACCACAATTGCGCTTACTCCGCGCGATTGTGATCACCTGTGCGACTACGCTCTGGCCTGTGCTGCGCGGTATTGGAGATTGTACAATGCCTAACTACAACTACCGCACATGCTATGTTTGCGTCAATCGAGTACAGCATATCGTTCATCTGCGTACTATGCTGTACCTCCCGTTGTCCGCATTTATCAGGCGCATGGTAGCAGATGCCATAGCCGAACTATGTGCGGGTAAGCCCTTCATCCCGCGTTTGTAACGGACTCGCATACGCTCCCCCCTGGCGCGATACACTCACCCTGTATCGCGCTTTTCGTTTCCCCCTCCCCTCACCTAGTAGCACACCCCCGCGCGTCTCGCGTCTCGCCCATGCCCTCGCCCATGCCCATCATATCTTGCACAATGCAATCACCCATACCCGCATTGTTTGTTGACACAATGGCACATGGTCGCAATTTCAAACTTGCGTTATGTCAAGCCGATGCTGTGTCATGTGCGCGCATGTTTTTTCCCCTAAATTTTTGGTCTCACAATTTTGTCTGCGACTGTATATTTGTGGTGAGACTGGTTGAGGATTATTGGGGAGGGAGTGCGAATAGCCACGAGATCACCTTACAACTATTGGATAACAGTGTCAAGTGGCGGGAGATTAGGGGATAATGAGAGGCAGTTGACAGGTGTGTAGGTTGGGTGATAAGATAATAGGCGTAGGCAGAGTATTCCTGTCACTCTAGGTTACGAGGAGAAAAGTCATGTCACAAGTTACGATCACCGAGGCGCTTGCGGAACTGAAAACCATCGGCAAGCGGCTGGAGAAGAAGAAGCAGTTTGTGCTGGACTACCTGATGCGCCCGGAGCATGTGCGTGATCCATTGCAGGGAGATGGGGGATCGGCACAGGCGGTGGCGCGCGAGCGACAGTCCATCTCGGATTTGCAGGAGCGCATTGTTGCCACACGGCGTGCGATTCAGTTGGCAAATGAGGGGAACATGATTGCCATTGGTGATCGTGTCCGTCCTATCGCTGACTGGCTAGTGTGGCGACGTGAGATTGCGCCACAGCATCAGCAACTCCTAGCGCAATTGCGACAGAAGATTGACCAACAACGCAATGACACACTTCGGCGCGGTGCAACGTTGGCTAACTCAGTGGAGAGTGCCAAGCCGGGTGACATAGTGGTAAACTTGAATGAACAAGAGTTGGCTAAGGAGATTGAGGAAGTTGAATACATCCTCGGTACGTTGGACGGCCAACTCTCACTCAAGAATGCCACGATCCTCGTGGATGTGGGTTAGCAGAAATTGTCTTCAGCAGTGAAGTGAGAGAAGCGATCAGATATACCTGCTCAGTTAGAGCAATCACCTTGACGTGATAACCGGCCTCAAAAGCCAAGCGGCTAAGAAGTTGAGCGTTCAGCGGTAAAAGTTATGATGTTGAACACTCAGGCGTCAGGCATCAACGCTGGTCGAAAACCACCGACGATCTGGACTGCGTAGAGATATGCAGTACGCGCAACTGATACGCGCTGTTCTCAGGATGGTGGCTACTGTTGGGAGACAGAACGTTTACACAGCACTTTTACAAAGTACGGCAAGCGACATCGCGGTATCGGCGCACAACCGATGGAGACGCGAGGCAAAGACAACAGCACCCCCCTTGTTTAGCGCGATAGAGTCTGCGTATGAGGACAACCAAGCCTCTGGTCGATCATTATGACTCGGCAATACGAGACTCAGCGCATTGGGGACAGTGGCAAGCCCACTCGCTTGCACAATACGGGCGTGACATAGATTCGATGGAAGCGGGACGCTAATCTCTCTAGCGCAAATGACAACTGCCAACTTCATCACGAAACTCTGGCGCGGTCTGGCTGAGGCCGTCAAGCAATTCGTTCAGCCGCAACCGTCTTTCGCGTTCGCGGTGTAACTGAATGTGATGGTGGAAGCCTATCATCCCTAAGTAGGCAAACGCACAACGCTGGTCGTAGCATGACCGTAAGAGCAGGCCAATGAGCGAGGATCGTTGTGCAACGCAAGGCTCAACCGCTAGGGATATAGCGGAATGCTAGTGACGAGAGAACCAAGTGCTTTCAGACCCGACTTGCGATAGTCGGCACGTCCACCACTATTCAACACGCTATTGCGTGAAAGGCTCTGTCGGTGAGGCCATAACAACAGTGGTCGAGCGGAACAACACTGTATCCGTATCACAACGTACAGTGCCGCAAAAAGGAACGACAGTCAGGGATAGAGTTACCCTGTGCGAAAGCCGTAAGGAAACCATTATGGTACTAGGTTTGACGGGTCGGAGAGACGACCCTACACTCATTTATGACATGGAAAAGCCACCATGTAACGGCGGAATATCAGGCAGGTCGACCCTGCACATTTTGCTTACCTCGGCTCCTTCCCCATGCCAGATAAAGACGTAACCCAATTAGTTGAGTTTAATGATAATGATAGCGAGTCGTTGCCAATAACCAAGTGTGTCTGCGGTGCAACATTTGCATCGTGGAAATTCAATATCAGCATCTACCGTGAAGAACCATTGATATATAGTTGTCCCGCGTGTGGTCGGAAACTTTACTTTTCAATAGCAATTCGTGTTTACGAAGTTGAGAAAGTGAAAGAGAAAAGAGGAGAATAATGGGATTTCCACAAAACACCGTTGGCGGATGGCAATGTCAGAGTTGTGGCAAATGGATTGATAGCAATACAACTCATGTCTGTCCGGCGGGAACGACATATATTCCTCCATTACTCAGTACATTACAACAGTTCAATGACTACGCCGATGTACTGGAGCGCATCGCAACAGCACTAGAACAAATAGCGACATTGATGAAGAACTTGTCTTCATCGTCAAATGAATCAGAAAGGAACTAGCACATGCAGTCCGATTCTGACAATTGGATGGTGAATATCACAAAAGCATTCTTCGTCATATGCGATTATGTTGCGGTGTGTTCTCCTGTTTTCCTTGTTTTGGGTTTCTTCGCTATGATTGCGGCAGTAGCTATGTTGGGCAACTCAACAGAATCGGATGATCGTCTCGGCATTGTTATTCTTATGAGTTACGCTGCATTGTGGATGATACAAATTGTTCGGGGTATTGGATTCAAACTTGGTTTCTTGGAGAATGGCAGGGATGCTTTTTCAACCATTGACAAATTACAATAGGCCGTTTTCTCGATCACAAGGAGACTATCATGCAGTCCAACATTGCGAATATCAAAACTGATGGTGTGTTCGTCACCCTCCCCCTTGACGTGCAGGAGGAACTTGTCTCCCTCTGCAAGATGCACGGCATCTGTCCTGAGTGGATGAGCGAAGGTCTCAACGCAAAGGTTGAACTCAACCAGTACGAGGAGTTGCGTCTGCTGTTGCGCAATAATGGCGAACAGGACTTACCGGGACTTGTCGCATTTGTTACAGGAACAAACGACGTGACTGCTACCGACCTCACCTGGAATGAGCCAGATGGTGAGTTGACCGAGGGAGAACATCCTGTTGCTTATGAGGCAGAGGAGTTTCACTCGCAACCCTCCTCAATTCGCACGAGGCATAAGAATAATTAGTGCAATGTTCACCGCCTGCATGAAGCGAAGTTCCCGGAATTGGCGATAGATTTTCTGACCATCTACTGTATGCAATGTCCAAGTTGACGCAACCCTCGATGTTTAGTACAATGCCGTAGTTATGATCTATGCCCTGACCGGTGCGACCGGCTCGTTCGGCTCGTCGCTCGCTAGATACTTGTTAGCAAACACCCTCGACTCTCTTCGCCTCATCTCGCGCGATGAACACAAGCAGGTTGCGTTGATGGCGGAGATACCTCCCTCCTCTCGCGTCTCCTACGTCCTCTGTGACATACGCGACCTCGAACGGCTCAAGATAGCCTTCCACAATGTTGATGTAGTAGTTCACGCGGCGGCTTTGAAAATTGTCCCCACCGGTGAGTTGCACACCGCCGAGATGGTATCCATCAACGTCCTCGGTACACAGAGCGTCATCCAAGCGGCCATTGCCAACTACGTGCCACGCTCGCTCCTTGTGTCATCTGACAAATGTTGCCAGCCAATGAACAGGTATGGCGCAACGAAGATGCTTAGTGAAGGCTTGTTAATCAATGCGAACATCCTCGGTGTATCCTACAACTCGCGCTTCTCCTGCATTCGCGGGGGCAACGTCTGGGGTAGCCGAGGATCAGTCGTAGAACGCTGGCACAATTCAGACGTACTATCCGTTACGCAACCCACTGCCACACGCTTTCATCTCCCGATGAATTACTGGCTAGACTTCGCCTGTCACGCCATTGACGATATGCGCGGCGGCGAGGTCTACGTGCCGAAGTGTAGCGCGTGGAACTTGTACGATCTTGCCATTGCGTTTACCGAGGTATTCCCTGACAAGCGGTTTACTAATATCCCACCCCGCTTTGGGGATCGCTCTCATGAGTTTCTTATCTCCGACTACGAAGCCTCTCATACTGTAGACTTAGAATGGTCGTATGTGGTCGAGCCAAACCATGAGATACGCGGCGTGTGGAACTATGAACCGCGAGATGGCGCGAGACTCGACCATGCCATATCAAGCGATATGGTACAGAGGCTTACACGAGACGAATTGAAGGAACTAATACGCAAGTGATCAGAAAACTCCAAGTCGTGCTGAAAGCCATAGTGATGGCCCTGTTCTGGATCATTTTCATTACGCTTGTCGTATCGTTGATGTACGCTATCTCGCGTGCGGGAGGATGAAAATGGAATATCCTAAGATAGAAACTCTTTACGACCGTGATGAAAGAACTCATGCTGTTATCCCGTCACAACTACGTCTTCCAGAATTTGCGCTTGTCAACCAATGGCATCTCACAGAAAAGATGGATGGTACTAACATCCGTATCATGTGGCTAAGGGATGAACAATTCAACAGACGGCTTGTATTTGGCGGTCGAACCGATAGTGCTCAAATTCCCTCCACATTGATCAACTACTTGAACAGTACCTTTACACCAGAGTTGATGTCTCAAGTTTTCGAGACCGCTGGAGAAAATGACGTGATTCTGTTTGGCGAGGGATACGGAGAGAAAATACAAAAGGGTGGTGGAGCGTATCGCAAGGGAGTGTCATTCAGATTATTTGATGTGCTGGTAGGTCGTTGGTGGTTGGAACAGGACGCACTGGTGGACATTGCCAACAAATTGAACATTCTCACCGTGCCGCTTGTGTCTGTCGTAGATTATCTCCCTCGGTCTTTGGACGATCTGGAGCGACTTATCGTAGACAGTTTTGTTGCAACACAAGACGGTGGCACTGGTTGTCGTGCTGAGGGAATTGTGGCACGTACTGTACCAATACTATTCAACCGATATGGAAATCGCCTGATGTGGAAACTCAAATATAGGGACTTCAAATGAACTACTCACCCTATTTGTACAACTACCCCGTCAAGTTCTCGCCTCTGCGCTATCCACCGTCATTTGCGTTGAGACTGTTGCTTGCACTGAGGAACATCATCTTCGTGACAGTGATCGTGTTTGGTATGGCATGTGCATTGTTTGGCATATATGCGGGAGGAGGTTAACACAATGCGCATCGGCACGCACACCATCGGCTACGGCCAGCCTACCTTTGTCATCGCGGAAATGTGCAGTAACATTCTCTCGCACATGAATATCACCTCGGACGATCTTGAACTCTGCATTCGTGACGTTGCGCTATCTGGCGCACAGGCCGCAAAAATACAGTTGTTCAGGCATACACACTTTCCTGAGAGTGAGTGGGAGCAGAAGAAGCGTGTTGAATTCCCGCGTGACTGGTTTCAACACTTCGTTGAGTTGTGCCATGAATATGGACTCGTGGCAGGCGCAAGCGTGTTCGATGAAGAGGCGGTACACTTGTGCGAGGACACGGGTGCAGACTTCCTCAAACTTGCCACACGCGAATTTGGCAATGACGCGTTGCAAAGCATGTGCGATCTCTCCCCGCTTCCTGTGCTTCAGTCATTTGATACCACAAAGTACATCATGCCACCAGTTCCTCCACGCAATAGGATATACCTTTCTTGTATGCCTGAATATCCAGCCATTACCCCTCGTATTCCACCAACTATGGACTTGAAACATGACTGGGGATGGAGCAGTCATTCTCCTGACTGGTTGGACGTTTGCCTAGCCGTTTCTCGTGGCGCGTGCGCTATCGAAAAGCATATCAAGTTTCACAATGACGATCCTGAAGCAGGCTGGTCGCTCATGCCGCAGGACTTCAAACGCATGGTCGAGGATATTCGCAGAGTGGAGCAGATGCGGTGACATTATGAAAATTCCCAACTCAAATGATATGATATATGTTATGTCACTTTGGGCGAATCGTAATTTCGATGTGAAGTCTGGTTGTTTACCAGTTGTTGGCGAGGGGGGAATATATCAAACTATTCCGATTAGAACAAGCAAGAGAGACACAAAATGAATGCCCAACTTCACGACCATATGATCAAGGTGCTTGATAAATACACGCCCGTGTATTTATGCGAGGGGAATTTCACCGTTTGCCTGTTAGTATTAGATGTCAAAAGCATAGGTTCTGTTCCCTTTGGTATTACCAAGCGCAACCCCAACTGCGATGAATTCCTGCCTGAGCGCGGGCGGGAGATCGCGCTGGCGAGGGCGACAAAGAAGTTGATGGAGAAAAAGGTGAATGGGAAACGCAGGAAATGATCGGTCGCATTCTACGACGAATTAGCAACACCCTGCGTGCCGTGTTCCTATTCCTGCTTATACAGTGGTTGATATGGAGAGAGAAGAGATAAACGCAGAAACCATTGGGGGTATTGTTGTTTTTCTCCTAATTCTCTCTATTAACATATACTCTTTCTATAGAGCATTTTCACAGGAAGACATATATGTAAACTTGATGTGGGGACAATGAGCGATTCTTTTCAATTTGTCTGTTGCTGTAATCATGTTCATTGTTACAACAATTGTTCTTCTAGGGAGAATGAAATGAGTGCAATAGTCATTGGCGGAAGTAGCACGCAGTCACGCGGCAAGCGACCAGGCAAACCCTGTTGCACCACTCGTTGTTCTGGTGCATATGAATGGCTTGAAGATGGTCGTAGGATACTCAGTTGGCCTATGGGACAGTTTGGGCCGTTGCTTGGGTATCCATCGTATACCAACTCACTAACAGCAGAATTGATTGATCATCTCATAGGGCATATGTCCACTGGCAAAGTCTCACTTGGTTCATACGCGCCTGTGCTAGAGCAACAGTTGGCCGATAAACTTGCCTCGCTTTATGCACCCTACTTACGCTCACCTGACATCGGCATTCGCTTCTTCTCCAATGGCACAGACGCATGTCAAGCCGCTGTTGCGTTAGCACGCTACGCAACGGTACGCGAGGCATTCGTCAGTGTTGGCTATCACGGTGGATCATCGCCGGTGTTCGCCTTCAAACCACAAAATAAGGGTGTGCTTTATGCAAATGCGGAGGCGCGTTTTGACATACCATTTGAAGGTATGTCATTGGACGCAATGGAGAAAACTGGTGAAGGCATAGCCTGTGCAATCGTTGAAGTACCATCTGTTGAGAATGAACACGATGCTGCTGATGGGTTGTATAACATTGCTCATTACTATCGGCAAAAAGGTGCATATTTCATTCTTGATGACATTGTAACTGGTTTTCGCTACGCACCTGCTGGCGCGCTGGAATACTACTCACGCATGAATTATTTACCGGGACAAGGTGCAGGCCGATTGGTGGAATGGACTCGGAATATCCAAGCCGATTTCATCTGCCTCGGCAAGGCACTCTCGACCTACGGCAAAGTTGCCGCCCTGCTCGGCCCTGTTGATGTAATGCAGGCATTGACAGACGAGGTATTCGCCTCATTCACCTACAACGATCACCCGCTAGGGTTTGCCGATGCACTGTGGACGCTTGAGCAGTACGAGAAGCATAACGCAGAACTTTACGGTGGTTTATCCAATGATGGCATTGTGCATGTCGGGTCTAAGTTGAAAGTAGAACTCGACCATTTGTTTAGCAAATACAGTTTCCCTGCCAAGTGCATTGGTCGTCCCTCGCGCTCGGCCATTGTCCCCACCAATGACTATCCCGAAACACGCAATGCCATACGTCAATGGCAGAATTTCATGGTTGACGACTACGATATTCTCTTACACCAACCACAGTTTGCGACTCTTTCACATACACTTGAGGATGTGGATAAGACACTTGAGGCAACCGAGACGGTGTTGCAACTGATGGGGTACAGGAATGGCTAATTTGTCACAAGCAGTAGTCTGTCCGAGTTGTGCTGTTGACCTACCCATGGACAATGATGGCTGTCCTAATTGTGGTTATAAATGGCCGTTTGGTGATGCAGAAGACGCGCCATTTCGCATTCCCCCTCTGCTAGAGTTGATACAACAAGATCGTCGTATGGATGATGTGTCAACCAAATTCTTGCTCAGAGTATACTGTGCGGGAGAGCGAGCAGGAATGAAGGAAGCAAAAGAAGAGGTGGCACTATGGGGATGAAGCACATCTAATGAGCATACTTGCACACTTCAAAACAGTCTGTGATAACTGTGGTCTGACTATTGAACGGGATGTTCCCCTCAATAGTAAAACTGCTCAAGATATTATGGAGGAGGAGGATCACGGAAGTGGAATGAACAGTCGGAGTTATGCTACTGATATGTGGTCGTGGGCTATTCCCGATGGTTGGATACAAGTTCCATTTGACGAAGTGACAAAACGGCAGTATCTCTTTTTTCATAGTGATGAATGTTATAGTTCTTGGCTAAGAGGACAGGGACGCGAAGCAGAGGTATTAGAGTGGATAGCATGAAGCACATCTTCGTTGGTGCAGGCTCGATAGGCCAGCGGCACATGGCTAATCTTCGCGCGCTTCAACCCGATGCGGAGATCATCATCATTGATCTTATTGCGTCAGAGGCAGACTACCCCTACCCCGAAAAGGCCAAAGACCTGTTTGCGGGTAACGTGGTGTACATCTGCTCGCCAACCGAGTTGCATTACCATCACTTCGCTTTAGCCATAGACTGTGGCGCATATGCTATCTTCATGGAGAAGCCTTTGTTTGACAAAAAGCGTGCATCGTTCCTACAAACTAAAACACTACCGCGCATAGCAGTGGGTTATCAATATCGCTATCACCCCCTCTTCCGTCATATCAAAGAAACACTAGTCGAGCGTCTTATCTACCTGCATATTTACGGGAGCGAGAGCATTTATCAGAAGTATGGCGTGACGCCTCTTGAAACAATGCTCTCTCACAGCATTGACCTTGCGCTATGGATATGCGGGAATGCTAAGGCCTCAACGATTAACGATGGTGGCATTGCAGCAATGGTAGCCATGCGTCATACCAGTGACATAACCTCATTCCTCCATGCAGACATGGCCTCCTCATTTCGCGTGGCGACTTGCACGGCATTGTTACGCACCGAGGATACACGAGTTGTTATTGACAAAGACGACTCGCTCATTGTTCAAGGTGGCATGGAGCAGTATCACTCATTCATTGAACCTGACAACCAAATGTACATAGACGAGATGCAGGCATGGTTGCATTATTTGGACACAGGGGAGAGTGGTGACTTATGTACATTTCCTGAAGCACTACAAGTCCAAAAAGTGATGTTGGGAAAATGAGGTCAGGTGCGGTATGGTAAAGTGTGGTCAGGTGAGGTATGGCATGGTAAGATGGGATAAGGTAAGGTAGGGTAAGGAGATTTTCATCTAATGAATAAGAAGTCCATCGCCGTCTTCGTCACAGGTGACCGTTCTGCTGGACTTGGGCATATCAAGCGCGAGATCGTCCTCGGCAAAGTTCTCGCCAAACGCGGTCACGAGATAGTCTATCTCACTCTCAATAACACTGTAGGTTATGACATACTCGTTGATACGTTTAGTGACTGGCGCAACGTAGCCGTCTATGGAGTAAACAGCGTTGATGGCGGTGGCGGTTATCGTGGCATACACAACTACTTTCGTGTTCTCAAACCCGATGTTGCCATTGCCGATGTCGAGCACGGGCCAGAACCTTCCACACTTAGACAGATGCGGAAACATGCTGGCAAAGTGGTTATCATTGGTGGCGTGGGTTATGCCTTGAGCAATGTTAGTCAAAGGGTAGTTGATGCCTGCGTTGACCTGCACATTGAACAAGCAATGGAGATCAACATTGGCACGCCAATTGCTAAGAACTTGCTCTACGGCCCAGAGTATCTTGTGCTGTCTGAGATATATGCAAACCTGCGGCAGGCATATGCCGAACGTGAGCATCTCGGTACATTGGTGAGTATGGGAGGCAGTGATCCCCACAATTTATCAGCGACTATCGCCAACTTCTGTGGTCAGGACAACACAAGTTACGCTCATCCAGTGCGTGTTGTCTACGGACAAGCCTCTAAATGGCTAGACGAGGTACACAAGGAAATAGAGATAATTCACAAGCCTACCTCCCTTGCGCCGCACATGCTGGCGTCCAATATGCTTGTGACGGCACTGGGTATGACGGTGTACGAGGCGCTATGCTTAGGCTTACCCGTTGCCTGCACTGGTTGGAGCGAGGATCATTGTGAAACGGCCAAACGAATGAGAGGTTTGCTTACCCTCATCGGCATATGGGATGATATTGATTACGGCCAGTTGCTTATCTTCCTCGGCATGGGAAAAGATAAAGAACTCTGGCGCGAGGTAAGCGAACGAGGCAAGGAACTCGTTGACGGTCGCGGGGCAGAGAGAGTAGCGGAGGCAATATGCACGACGTAAAGAACATTACCTATTCGTTCCTGTTTCTCGTTGATGAACACGGCTGTCTGCTCATTGTGGGACTTGACGATCTTCATGCGTTTAGTAAAGACTGTAATAAAGACCCCTATCAACTGTTTGACGGGCCAATAGACACAACGCACATCACACATCTTGTTTACATGAAACCAGAGGAGGCGGAAGAGGCAATTAGCGATCTCTTGGACAAGATAAAAAGTGGCAAGGCGTACAATGTTGTCATTCCCGCCTATCTCCAAGCAGATGTAATAGCGGCACGCGAAACGGGTGAATTGCCTCCGGGGTGGTATCCAGTGAGTGAGCAAGAGGGGTAGCGGAGGCCACATGCCAACTAAGATAGAATTATCAAAAAAGATCGTTGTTCTCATTGATGCGATCCGCGAGATACAAAGGCTTATTGATGATATACCCTCTGGTGTTGATTACGAGGCGGATCCTCTAGATGATAGTCCAGAAAGCATGGACTCGCACATCGCTGGTCTGATCTGGAAGAAGTGTCAAGAGGCATTAGGAGAGGTGGATGTCTAACCACTCTGGAAAACTTGTAGCCACAAAGGATAACCTATGTGCGATACAGTGTGATGTTTGTTGTTTCAAACATCTTGATCCCATACCCGATACCTCTATCTACCCAAGCGGTATTTACCACAGCACAATGAAGCCTACTATGCGAGATGACTATGAACGAGACCTGGCGTGGCATCAAGCCATACATCGAGACTGGCTGGTATTGTGTGAGTCTCATTTGCCTAATCATCGCTTACTCGATGTGGGTTGTGGCACGGGTCACTTTCTCAACTCTGCTCAGACGTTTGGCTTGGACGCAACGGGGGTAGAACCAGACTACGATTTGGCACATTCTGACCCGCGCGTGGCATGGTGCGAGTATGCTGACTACTCTGGCACAGACTACGGTATACTCTCAGCACATTGGGTGATGGAGCACCTTGCCGACCCTACTCACTTTTTGCAGTGGTGCTATAAGCGACTAGCAACGAATGGTGTGTTGCTTATTACCATTCCCAATGACTTCTCCAGTATGCAGTTTCGTGCAATGGAAAAGATCAATAGACCATACTACTGGCTAGACAAGACGCATATCAATTACTGGTCAGACGACTTCACCTCATTTCTCTGGAAGAATGGCTTTCGTTGCTTTGACGCTTATGGCTCGTGGCAACCAGAGCAATACTTGATGGACGGTCTGAATTATCTTGACGATCCCACACTTGGTTGTCAGTTGCATCAGCAACGTATAGCACACGACTTGGAAACAGGTGATAAGTACCGTCGCGCTAAGTATCAACTGTGGGGCTGGCATAGTTGGGGACGGGACATTAGTTATATGGCGGTGAAAGTATGAACGCACTCATCATAGGTGGCAGTAGAGGAATTGGCAAAGCCACAGCCGACTTGCTTACCTCCCTCAACTGGAACGTCGTCGCCTACGGTCGCCAGCAATTCAACGTAGTTGCGCTTGGCAACCGACACACTTATAACCTCCGTCACGATGCTGATGAAATAGGCGGGTACGATGCGTTTATCTACTGTGCAGGCGACATAAAACTCGGTGGACTAGACGCATTTCGCTTTCCTCTCACCTTCTACAACATTATCACTCAATGGGGATGGCAGATACTTAGAGATGGCTGTAAGATCGTCGTCGTGTCAAGTGTGGCAGTGGAGAGACCATCTACGGTAAACCCACACTATGCCGCTGCCAAGTGCGCGATGGAGCATTACGCTAAGACATTAGCAGATGACTTTGCCGTTGAGAGACGAGGCTGGACAATTGAGATCATACGCTTTGACTTAGTAATGACTGATATGCTTCGTCAACTGCCAGAGAGTCACTATGCCGGTAAAGAGGTGATGCCAGTGGAAGTAGCGGCACAGAGGATCGTAACGTTGATCGATCCGGGTTGGATGTGGGTGAAGGAATAATCAAAATGAAAGCATTTGATCTGACAGGGAAAAAGATTGGAAGACTTGCCATTATAAGAAAATCAGATGTCAGGCATAATGGGCAAGTAGGGAGGGGTATGTCACAATGAATGGAGTTGAGTGGATAGCACGCGAGATAAAGAGTGTAGGTGCAAGATTGTGGTGTTATCCCGGAGGAACGATCTACCCTCTGCTTGATGCGGCACATTGCATTGACCTAGAAGTAATAACTACTAGATCGGAACACGGAGCAATGTTTTGTGCTATTGGAGCATATAAGGCGACGAAAAATCCCCAATTTGTTTGTGTAACCAGCGGACCCGGTATGACTAATGCCATTACGGGAATAGCAGATAGTTACTATGATTCATGCGCTATTGTTGTATTGAGTGGTCAGGTTGGGTCTAACAACCTCGCTTCTCGTTCAGAAGTTAGGCAAAGAGCCTTTCAGGAAGTTCCAGCAATAGAATTGTCTAAGCCAATTACCAAAGCCTCGTTCGGTGACTACGTTGGACGCAATGGCGATAGGTTGGTACAAGACTTTATTGATGCCTTGTCTATTGCACAGTCGGGACGCAATGGGCCAGTTCTAATAGATATGCCAATGGACATCCAAAGGCGTGAGGTAGACCCCAATGGGGAATACCTTGATAAGCACGTGCGGCACGATCCACATCCATCATACGAGTCTTTTGTTGAACTGTCTGGCCTACTCACCAGCGCGGAACGACCCGTCTTTCTCATTGGCGCTGGCTGTCGTGCGAGCGTTGAACAGTTACGCTCGCTGGTGGAAAGGCTGGGCATTTCCTGTGTCGCCTCCCTTCCCGCAGTAGGACTTGTGCCAACCAGCTCTCCATTCTACTTCGGCATGGTGGGACATACTGGTATGCCTTGTGCTAATTGGGTTGTTCAGCATAGTGACTTGGTTGTGGCTCTTGGCGCACGACTTGACGTGAGGCAAACAGGCACAGAAGTTGAGGCGTGGGCAAAGGACAAGAAGATCGTGCGAGTGGATATTGACCAAGCGGAGTTAGACCAAAGCCGTGTACGTTGTGACTTAGCAATACACTCTACTTGTGAAGAGGTACTTGCGTATCTCAATGAAGACCTCGTTGGCTCGGACTGGTACGAGAACTGGTCAACAACCTGCGGTGAGAAGTTCTACGATATGCAACCGCCCGACTCGCAATTTGCACGAGTGATAGGAGAGATAGATGAACAATATGTGGGAGACACCATATTCGTATCGGGAGTGGGAAGTCATCAGCAACACGCGGCTCGTCACCTTACATTGGATTATCCGAAACGCCAGTTTGTTACATCGGCTGGACACGGTTGCATGGGTGCAGGACTACCGATGGCTATTGGGATTGCCATTGCTACAGGCAAAAAAGTTGTCCTTATTGATGGAGATGGGTCATTCCAACTCTCCCTCAACGAACTCGGCACTCTAGCCGAATACTACCCTCGCTGTGACTTGCATATACACATACTTGATAATAGCAATGGGGGAATTGTAAGCCAGTTCGCTCGACTCAACGGATACGACCCGCGTGAGACAACGTGGCACAACCCTGACTTTGAGGCTATTGCCAAAGCCTATGGTCTCTCGCTTACGGTTCACAAGATTGAGGAAGAAGGCGTTTGGCCTATACTTGAGGGTGGCAAAACGGCAGATGATATGACATGGCCTAAAACTGGAGGTCGCGCATGATAACTGTAGGAAAGAAAACTCAGGTGCTATGTCCGTATTGTAACGGAGTGTTTAGTAATTATGAGTATTCGGGGCATATACTCACAATTGCTACTGGTCAAAGGACTCTTGAGACATGCTTAGAAGCCTATGCTGATTTCATTCATGCAAATGTCAGAAGCGAATGGAAGAATGCTTATCAGTCTATGTACCCCTCGTCCATTGGAAAGATTTTCAACAAATGACTTGGCCGAAGAAGGGGAAACTATAAATGGGTCTTCAACTCCCTTCTCCTCGTTACATTCATCCCGATTTTTGGGAACTGGAACGTTTCCTCGGCCCTAGTTTCCAATTGAACTGGTGCAATGCGCTGGATGAAAAGGGACACGAGGAGTCTCAAAAGTATCCGAGTAATGAGGATTTCCTACGCAACAGTTTGATCTTTGTCTATCAGTCTATCGGCTTGTCAGCAGCGGGGATACATAGGCCATACCTTGCCGAATTGCTCAAGGCAACCGCTGACCGATGTCCGTGTTCGGTGATAGACTATGGTTCTGGCGGTGGACAAGACGGCCTCGCCCTGCACACACTTGGATACAAGGTGTCGTTTGCGGACATACACTCTTTCTCGCTCATGTTCCTCTTGTGGCGACTCAAGGAACGGCGACTTGATCTGCCAGTGTATATGCTTGACTTCAGCGAGGAGATACCCAAGCATGATATTGCCATTTGCTTTGACGTAGTAGAACACCTTGCGCCAGACGAGCAATTGCGCTTGTTTCATAGACTAATGGACGTTGCCAACTGTGCATTCGTCAACCTCATACGTGGCGATGGGAGTGAGTTGAACGGCCTACATTTTGCCGTTGACGCAGAGCATTTGACGAAGTACATTGGCGATCACTGGAAGGTGTGGCATAAGGACTACTACCCCGATGATAGGGGAGGGTACAAGCAGAGGTTGATCGTGTTTGGCGACACGCTGGAGATGGCAGAGGGCTAAAGCATGTTCACCTTGCACAACGGGAGTTGTCCATGAAGACAGAAAGGACGAAGCGACATGTTCCTGCATTTTCCAACGGAATATACGCAAGGGGTGTTTGGGAAATTGGGCAGATAATAGACTCTCTTGATAAATTTTGTGAAGACCCAAATATGCAAATCTTTACCGACTATCTTTTCAGTAAAGCACAAGAATTACACGATATGGGAAAAGGGGCGTCAGATAAAGAACGGGCCAAGTATCTCAAAGAACGAATGATAGATGAGCCTCGTACATGCTTTTGCGAAGAGATGGGTATAAATGTAGTGAGGGATTTAGGAAGAGACAAGTATATATGGAGGGAATGGGTGGAAATTATAGATGCATTTTACGGTTATTATTATTGGTATCAGTGTTCCAGGTGTGGAAAACAGTATTCAGATCGCATGAGTCCAAAATCATGACCGCTAACCTTCTCTGCCTCGGCGGGGGTGTTGAGTCCCTCCCCATCATCCAGTACGTTCGCAATGCTGGCTATCGGCCTGTCATCTTCGACCGCAACCCTCACTGTGCCGCTGCTGAGTGGGTGAAGCAAACTGTCTACGATCATCGTCATCGTTATATCTCCCGTCGCGTTCCTCAGCCTGATGAAAGTAGGCGCGATCCAGCCATCTTCGTTGAGGCTGACTGCTACAGTGCGCAAGCATCGCTTATCGCTTTCCAGTGGCGCACTAACCAAAGACAAGAGGACATACGCACATTCCTCAGTCCACTGGAGATTGCCGGTGTACTGTGCTGTGCTATTGACGCGCCAGAAGTACAGGCACGACTGGCCGAACGTCTCCGCTGTTCTACCATTGGCGAGAAAGCCGCCTCCTACGGTGCGAATAAACTCTACCAAGTTCGTTGCCTAGCCGAGGCGAACATTCTCGTGCCTGATACAATAGTAGTCAACCCCGAAATGGAATGGAATGAGGTATGCGAATACGATATTGTAAAGCCAGTAGACTCGCGCGGTGCACGTGGTGTACGCTACTACAACGCGCACGACTACCGCAAGGCGTTTGTCGAAGCCTTATCCTACTCTCCTAAGCAGCGTATGATCATCGCGCAGAAGTTCGTCGATGGGATGCAACTCTCAACTGAATCAGTTGTGTACAATGGTCAAGTCATTATGACCGCCATTGCACAGCGCAACTACGACAATACTCTAGGGGAGTATGCACCGTATATCATTGAGGATGGTAGCAACTCACCGATACAGTTTGAGAATGAGAATACCTACAAGGGTATCATCACCGCAATTGAACACGCTTGCTCGGTACTCGGTTGGAACAATTGTACGGTGAAGGGTGATATTATTGTGCATCCAACTGGCACGGTGTACATCGTCGAGTTAGCACCGCGTTTGTCAGGAGGCTACTTCGCCAGTCATATAATTCCATTGGCCTACGGGTGGGATATACTAGGCGATGCAGTGTCATTAGCCGTAGGCAAACCGCCAGAACTCAAACTTACTCGTGAGACTCGCCACGTCTGCCAGCGGTTCATTTTCCAGAAGCCGGAGTGGATAGGCAAACGTATAACCTACATTCCTCAAGAATCTGACTTGGACTTCTCCGGTAGACACATTGCGGACACAGGCGCAACAATGCCATTCGGCGTCGAACTATTACGCTGGAACTATAACATTGGCGATATACTCAAGCCTATCAAGTCACACCCCGATCGATTAGGCATGGTGCTGACAGTGGGTAGCACGGAGGCCGAGGCCGAGAGTCTAGCAAAGGATACAATTGCCTACTTACACGAGGAGATAAAGGTTGAATAAACTCAACTGTGCCGCCGTCATCTGTGTGCGTATGTATTTTATGATGTGGTATGGTTTGGTTGGGTCGGGTGAGGCGTGGTAGGGTACGGTCGGGTTCGGTATGGCATGGCGAGGCAAGGCGAGGATATGGAAAAACTCAACGTAGCCGCTGTCATAGCAGTTCGCATGAGTTCCCAGAGACTTCCTGGAAAGCCTCTGGTTAGTTATCATCCATCTGGCAAGAATAATTTGGCTTGTCTTACAGAGCGTGTCTTATCAAGTCGTCATAATCAAACCATCATCATTGCCACCTCAACTGACAAGACAGACGATCCTATCGCAACGTGGGTACAGAAGACTCCCGCACCCGACTGGTATGATCGTAGTGGCACAGGACACTTCGCACTCTATCGAGGCGACTTGGAGAATGTGGTCAAGCGGTTTGACAGCGCACTACAAACGCACGCGCCAAACACCGACTATGTATGGCGCGTGATGGCCGACTGTCCTCTCGTTGATGTCGGCCTACTCGACTGGCGTTTGGACATCCTCTCGCGCAACAAAGCAGATATGCTCACTATTCTCCCGCCAGAGCCAACCTACGCAGCACAAGCAAGCGTCTGGTCACGCGATGCGTGGGACTATTGCGCCAAGATGAGCAGTGGCTCGTTGCTACAGCACCCCGGCGAGTACCTGTGCGAGAACCATGCACAGTTCAAAACACTGCATGAGATCGGCCCAGAGAATGTCTACTATCAAAACATTCGCACCGAACTGGACACACCAGAGGACTTAGAATTCTTTCGCAAGGTTTGGAGTGAGGGAATACACATCCATGACCTACCGGCACACGCACCCGATACTTACAAAACGCTGGAATGGCTTTCATCTCGACCTGACATTGTAAATATCAACGCACACATTGAGGAGAAAACTAAAAGCACACACCTGCACGGCCACCATCGCGCAAGGAGATATGTGTGCAAGGAGTGTGATACAGTATTGGCTCATAAAGTGAATGACAGGTTGGATATTGCTTGTCCCAAGTGCGGGACGGTAAGACAATTCTATGTCTAACGATGATACAAGCATGTGCGATTTTTTTCTTGGAAAGCAGAGGATAAAAGACTATGCCTAATGGACGTCATTCTGTTGGCCCAGACAATTCTGGTTACTATGACACGCCTCAGTATACTCATTGTGCTGATCCAGCACCAGAACAAGAAAAGTGTACTCCCGAATGCCGGTGTGCTAAAGCGGAAAAACATACGGGAGATCATGAATGTTTCTACTGCTGGCAAACATGGAACGATGATGGAAAGATAACCAAGATCAGAGAGAGAATTGGCTGGCTATATCATGAACGAAACAAATCACTGTTGGATAGGGTTGTGGAAGCCGCAAGAGCCACACAGGGAAAGCGCGATGATGAAACTTCTTCTGGGAGAGGACATTCCTATTGGTGGGGAGATGCATTCATAGAATGAGACAGTTCTATGTCTAATGATACCAACCCTAGTATCACCTTCTTTCGTCTCGACTGTCCCTCGTGCGAGGCACGTTACGCCTTGCGTGTGGACATAGCAACCGGCTGTTGGTACTATTACAATGCACGCTATGTTCCACAACATCCACCGATGTACACTATTGCAGGTACGCCAACACAGTGTCCTAACCCTCACTGTAACAACAGGGAAATGGAGATCAAATCAACACTGGCAGTGGTGACCAGCGAGGGACACTGGCTATACTTGGACAAGGCGATGGGGGTGGGATGAGTGGTGTATGTCAGGCAGATGCGAGGCATATACCTTTGGCAAGCGGAATAGCCGATCTGGTAATCATTGACCCACCGTATGCCATTCTCAAATACGAGTCTCTGACTCGTGGTATGGCAAAGCCCATCACGCGCTACATGGAATGGGACAACTTGACTACCAGAGAATGGTATTGGCTCATTCGGGATTCTATGCGTGAGGTCTATCGGGTATGTCGGGATGGAGCAACAGTGTATTGCTTCTGCGCCGGGGAGTTTATGATGCTCGTCCGCATTGCTGGGGAGAGAACCGGGTTTCTCTGGCATCTGCCAAACTACTGGCATAAGACGAATCCCGCGCCCAAGATTTATCTCACTACGCCCCAATCATCTGTTGAGGTTTTCGGCATGTTCACGAGAGGCAAGGGCCAGACTTTCAACGCCGAGAATGGTGGCCTGTGCCACAACTTCTTTGAATATCCAATGCCAACCGGTAATAGCCGTGTTCATCAGACACAGAAACCACTCCAACTAATGATCGATCTCATTGAGCGTAGTAGTAACCGAGGCGATCTAGTTGTGGATACTTTCTGTGGTAGTGGTGTAACTGGCAAGGCGGCACACATGACTGGCAGACGTTACTTCTGTTCCGATCTCAACTTTGCCTACATCCGTGATATGGCCTCGTTCAAAATTGAGAACCGCGCTAGTGCGAAAGCCGTAGCCGACCTACCGCTGTTTGCCAATATGGTATAATTCTCACGCGCCGATCTCCCCGTCGGCTCTCACTCACCCGTTGCGCGAGTGTGTCAGTCTGTACTTTACTGACTACTCGCGCTTTTGTTTTACACAGGAACAACTATAGTATGGCAACATCTACAACGGACGGACAGGAATACGAATACCCAGTGGTAGTTATATGTCCCTATTGCCAATTGAATACAGCAGGACAACACCAATGGGGTTGTCCAAATAGGAAATCCTCTATCTCCTATTATTACCGTTCATTGTCTTCCGCAAATATCATTATCAGGGTTGAAGATTTGTCCAGCAAAAAACAACTGTGGAGATTCTAGGATAATGTCTGTTACTCACACCAAGCGAGTGCGCGGCGGCCTGCTAGTCTCCTCCCCTAGCGATAGCACAACCGCTATTGCCATTCACCCTGAGAACCTCCCTGCCGAACAAGAGTTACAGTCTGCCGATCTCAAACTGTTGATGGATACCGCCGTCAACGAGGATGACTGGATCGACATCTTCCGCAAGGCAAAGGAGATGGCTTTGAGCGGAGGCCCAACAGGTGTGAAGGCAATGGAGTTTCTTGCCAAGTATCGTTGGGGACTCCCCCCGCAGATGCTTGGACTTGCGGTAGAGCAGTCGAAGATCACCATTGTTGAAGTAGTGCGACCGGAGAAACAAGTTGTACAAGCAGCACAAGTCATTGACAACGGGCCAGCCGAAAATATAGATGAATCGCTCAGGCCAGTAGAGGAAACAAGTGAACCGCTCTGATAACGTTGTTGCGTCCGATCTGTTCTACGTTGATCCCGCGACCGGTAAAGCACAATTGCATCTACATCCCGGTCAGGTGCAAATGTGGGATAGCGACAAGAGGTTTGTGGTTGTGCTGGCGGGCACGCAATCAGGTAAGACATCCAGTGGCCCTTGGTGGTTGTATCGAGAGATACAACGGCGCGGGTCAGGAGACTATCTAGCCGTCACGTCTACCTATCCCCTTTTGCGTCTCAAGATGTTACCGGAGTTCATTCGCATATTCTATACTACACTGAAACTTGGCCGCTGGTGGGCCGCTGACAAGATATTTGAACTGGCTGATCCCAAGACAGGCAAGTGCGCCGAACGCTCGACCGATCCGATGTGGGGACGGGTGATCTTCGGCAGCGCAAAGAACGCTGAGTCTCTTGAAAGCACAACGGCAAAAGCCGCGTGGCTGGACGAGGTGGGAATGGATAGTTTTCGCATTGACGCATGGGAAGCGGTACTCAGGCGTCTAAGTCTTGCGCGTGGTCGTTGCTTGTTAACCAGCACGCTCTATAACCTCGGATGGATAAAACACGAGTTGTACGATCCGACAATGAGCGGGATGCGGAGCGATGTAGACATTATCCAGTTCAAGAGCATTGATAATCCTGCTTTTCCCCTTGACGAGTTCTATCGTGCCAAACGTGACTTGCCGGCGTGGAAATTCAAGATGATGTACGAGGGCGAGTACGCACGACCGGCGGGCATGATCTACGATGCCTTTGACGAGGAAGCCTGTGTTATTCCACCTCGTGAAATTCCCGGTGACTGGACACTCTACATTGGTGTAGACTTCGGCGGTGTTCACATGGCCGCATTGTTCATAGCCGAAGACCCGGCCACTGGCGATCTTTACTACTTCAATGAATACCTCATGGGGGGCAAGTCTATCAAACAGCACGCGGAGAACTTTCGCAAGATCGTAGGCAACCGGCCTCTATTGTGGGTAGGCGGTGCGAGGCCGGAGGAGCAATGGCGACAGGAATTTCAAGAGGCGGGCATACCCATGAGCGCGCCGCCGATCAATGATGTAGAAGTAGGCATTGCGCGTGTCTACGCCTATCACAAGCAGAATAAGATATTCGTGTTCAACACACTCAAGAAGTACCTTGACGAAAAAGGCTCATACGCACGCAAATTAGACGAACACAACAACCCGATTGAGGATATTGAGGACAAGCATTCGTATCACATGATGGACGCAGAACGTGTCATCGTAAGCGCGATCTTCAATATGCGAAACCGTGTGGACGCAAGCATATTACCTTTGCTGGCGGAGGCTAATAGAAGCCGTTGGGATGGAGGACGCCTATGGTCGAACCTCAGCACACACCGCGAAAGTCGCTGGCAGAGAGGCGGAAGGTACTAATGCACTGGCTGTTAGAGCAACACCTTGCTCACTCCCAATACGGGTTCGTCGAGTGGCGCGAGTGCGAAAGTTGCCATAACCCGTATACTACTTGGCGGTCTAGCATTGAGCATATTTGTTTGACTTGTCAAGAACGAGAACAACGGAAGAAACAACGAGGTGAGTCATTTGCCTCCCGCATACGACGGGAACTAGAACTCATCTGGAAGTTATGCGGGAGATAACCAATGCGTAAGAACAACCGCCAACCGGCCATACTCGAAGCACTAGACAAAGGGGGCGATCCCCCTATCATCGCACAGGACTTTAGCGTAACGCCAAGTTACGTTTACCGACTCGACAAACAAAGGCGCAACCGCAAGCGCAGCGCGGATATAATGGCTGATGGCATTCCCGGCGCGCCTATCATCAAACCAATAGGCGACTTGTTCACACAACGCTCGGTCTCCGCGCTTATTCGACACGGTGGGGATGTAGCCGAAGACTACTTGCGCGAGTTGAACGGCTATCGCGCTGTTCAACTGTATAAGGAGATGGGAAATAACCCTATCGTTGCGGCAACGCTCTCGGCTATGAAGATGACCTTGCGCCGTGTCAAGTGGTTTGCCGTTTCCGAGAACGACAAACAAAGCACGGAAGCAAAAGACTTCCTCGATCAATGTATGCACGATATGTCTCTCTCGTGGTCGGACTTCATTGATCAGGGTATGAGCATGTTGCAATACGGCTTCGCACCATTTGAGTCAGTGTACAAGATACGCCGAGGGCCGGGACTACGACCGGGGCCTCGCACGCCTCGCTCGCGCTATTCCGATGGGCGTATCGGGTGGAAGAAGTTTGCCTTCATCGGCCAGGATACACTCGCGCAGGGCAATGCGTGGATATTTGATGAGAAGGACGGATCACTCAGAGGACTCAACCAGCGGCCTCCCATCGGCGGCACGTTTATCTCGCAGTCGGTTATCCCCATACCTATTGAGAAGATGATACTCTTTCGCACGACAACGGAGCGTGACAACCCCGAGGGAAGGTCAGTACTTCGCGCAATGTATTCGTCGTGGTATTATGCCAAAAACCTAGAGGAAATTGAGGCCATCGCCACCGAGCGCATGGGCGCTGGTTTCCCCACATTCTACTTAGGCGATGATGTAAGCAAGGGAAACACTTCAGACGCGGAGATACAAGAATACCGTCGCATGGGCCGCAACATTCGCATTGACGAGCAAATGAGCCTCGTCATCCCTCACAAGAAGATGGGTACGGGCAACTCACAGAACGATAACGGCGTGCTGTTCGAGTTTACTGCACCGCCAATGAGAAGCGCGGTAGACTTCGGTGCTATTATCCAACGACACGAAAAGCGTATGGCGATGGTTGGCCTAGCGCAATTCATACACTTGGGGATGGATCAACAAGGATCGCAAGCATTGGCGACCGTCACAACCGACTTTTTTCAACTAGCGGTTGCGGCATGGGCCGACTCGATCAAGGATACGATCAACCGCTTCCTCGTTGATCCTCTGTTCATGCTCAACCCTGAGTTTGGTGTAGAGGATCACCCCATTGTTGATCACTCCGACATCTCAACACCAGACTTGAAAGTTGTGGGTGACTACATCAACAAAACGGTCGGCGCACAGGTGATCACACCTGATGACAAACTGGAAGAATCGGTGCGCCGTATTGCCGGTTTCCCGTCAAAGGATGAGGCATCAGAGAGACGTGTAATGAACGAGGTAACCGGTAGCGGTGGGCAAAGAGTGGCGCGAGGGGAGAAAGCCATACCCGCTGATGCTGTCAACCAACGTAACCAGAATCCAACAGCGGAGAAGCCTCAAGAGCCAGCGAAGCCTGAGGTGAAGAAGCCAGCGAGGGCATAGAATATGGCCGACAACGTGCTAATTTTCAACATCACCGATAATGATGGTGTTATCTCAACCATCGGTCAACAGATGGTCAACCTCGCCGCGTCCGGTTACAAGGTTGAGGCCACATTCTTTGTAAACAACCCCGTCACGGATAAGATCAAGTTTCCCCCTCCTCCACCGCCTTCGCCTACAACCATTGGCAAGTGTCGCATTGGCGCGTCCAATGTGAAGATACGAAAAGTGCCAGCCGGGGAAGAGATCGGGCTGACACTTGCGGGCAAGGAGTTCGCCTTCTTCGAGAGACGCAGTTTTGGCACGGGTACATATCTGCGCTTAGGCGTGGATATGTGGATCGCGTCAAAGGCGGGTAGCGCGGTGCTGGCTACGGAGATTTAGTCTCAAGCAATACGATAGGGTGATTCCATATCCCCTCAACGTATCTCCTTGCAGCGGCAAGGGATGGCATGGGATACCCTAGTTCAACGGTGACTTTTCGGACTGCCTTGATTAGGGAAATTTTCAAAAAACCCGCACGAGCCTCAGACAATGCGAGTTTATATACCCTTGATTGGAATTCCTGCGCTCTCCTCCCTATCCAAAGGAGAGGAGAATCATCTTTGCTAATTTCAATGGTCAAAATGTGTTTAAGTAGAAAGACGCGCAACCTCATCTCTTAACCTCTCCGCATCTCTGAGAATGTTAGCCGTGCGTATCTTGTTTAGTTCGGCCTGTCGTATGGCAAACTTCTCCTTATGTAAGTGCGATCCCAAGTATCTCCACTTGTCAGGGAATACCCGTCCAAAGATTCTCCCAACGACCAGCGAGTCTTAAGACTCTCTGAATAAGCAAGTTCCTTCTCTACAACTGAGAAAAATTCGTCGATGTTGGACGGTTTGTAAGTTGTCATTTGCCCTCGAACTCTCGCTTGAGATATTCAAACTGGCGACGACGCTCCTCCCGATCCCCGGCATCTTTGACATCCCGTGCTTTGTCCATCTCCGCCTGGGTGATGATCCTCTCGCGCACAAGCGAGAAGCCAAACTCAACAGGCTGCAACGGCGTGGTCATAGAGATAAATGGAAGGCCAGTGTCCTCATCATCATACGCCTCAAGAAACACAAATGTATCATCGGTGAATTTGATGAGTACCTCTCCATGATCGCCCCATGCAATCACCGCAATTGTCTTGCCAACAGCATGACGAGGATTTGTAATTTGTTTCATCTTCTGTTCTCCTTGGCCAGAATACTATCACATAAGCAGTGGCTTGTCAAGTGCCAATTTCCACCCTCTCCTGTTCCTCTACTCTGTCTTTGCAATAGGTGACTATCTCAAACCCACCACATAGAGAATACCTATGTAAGTGTTCTGTTCTTCCGTATAAAACACAGCGACACATCTTTCGGGTATACAGAAAGCCGTCGCATTTGGGACAGAATTGATAGAGATTGTATGGTGCGGGAACTCTCGGAGGTCTCAGACCGAGAAAGACTCGTATGATTTCAAGCACTTTTTTCCCCTTTCCATATATCATACTCTCCGACAGTATATGCTTTACCCCCGCCACCCTCAACGATCTTATTTATTGACAAATCAACGACTTGCCACCAGTCTCGATCCTCATTCCTTCCAGCATTGCAAGCCTCTTTTAATGTCCCGTACCTTCCCAGAAAGTTCTCCCATCCAGGAAGGGGATAATAGGTCGAACCAGCAAACACAATAAAGTTTTTCTCTGACATGGAATTATCTCCCGATATATACTATTCCAAAAGCCACTATTTGTCAAGTGCCAGTTTCCCTCTCCCATCCCTCCACCCAACACGCGAAGATAGCAAAACGACCCCCACTTGGAGGGCCGTCTTGACTCCCTCACTTGAGGGGGTGTTGGGGGGTAACACCTATTATACTCAACTTGGGCCGTTGTACATTAGAAACTGGTGAGAACTTAGTGACGCACTGACTTTTCCCCTCCCTCTTGCATTATGTCAATTTGGTGGTAGACTATACTCTAGTAGTGTATGCACATCTTGTGTCCCGTCCTCGTCGGGTTGAGGCGGGACGCTTTTTGTTTGCCGAGGTAACTTTGCCAAGATTCGACTTCAAATGTACAACCTGCGGTGGGACGTTCGAGAAAACCCTACCCTATTCATCGGTGATCCGATCAAAATGTTCGGTGTGTGGTTCGAGCGATACCCACCGCTTGTTTACCAACCCGCCAAGTGTGGTTTATGCCACAACTGGCTTTCATCATATCGACAGCGGTAAGCGGTTTGAATCACAACTCTCTCCCAAGGGTAAGCAAGTATGGGAAAAAGCCAAGCGTGACGTAGGAGTTTGAAGTGCCATACAAGATCGTTCAACAAGGTGATAAGCATTGTGTGGTCAAGTCTGCTGATGGCAAGAGCATGGGTTGTCACCCAACGCGAGATGAGGCTGTAAAGCACATGCAAGCGTTGTATGCTAACGAGGCCATGTCTTCTGAAGTTGTGTGGGTTGATCCGTTTGCCTACACTGCTGGCAAACCGTTTCGTATCTTTCCAGTTGGTATGTTCAAGCGTGGTGATCATACTATCGATCTCACTCCTGAACGCCTGGCGCAGATGAAGGCAAACTATGAGGCGCAACGACCCCGCTGGAAGATACCGATCTATGCTGGTCATCCAACTGAGGCACAGCCCGATCCTCCCAAACTTGGCAACATTGCCAAGTTGGAGTTGCAGAGTGACGGTCTTTATGCTGTGCCAGAACTGACAGACGAGGGAACAGGTCTCATCAACGATGGCAAATACCAGTATATCAGTCCTGGTGTGCTTTGGAAATTGTCGGGTGGCACAGTCTACACCGATGAGCAGGGGACTGAGCATGACAACGTGCTAGATCACATTGCCTTAACAAACCGCCCGTTCTTTGGCAACCAAACTTCCATCTTTAGTTCGGACGCGAACTTGATGAAGGGTGGTGATGCAATGGTGGAAGACAACAAACTGACCACGCTTTTCAATATGTTCCGTGCCTTGTTTGCCGATGCCATGATGAAATGTCCGAAGTGCGAAGCGCAAATGAAACAGGGTGGCAAGTGTCCCGACTGTGGGTATCAAGACAAAAGCTTGGAGGGTATGGTTACTGATAATACGCCAGACACTTTCAAAGACTACAACACCGAACAGCGCAGTGCAATGGCGAAAAGCGGAGCGGCAATGCCCGATGGTGCGTATCCCATTGCCGATGCCGCTGATCTACAAAACGCCATTCATGCCATCGGACGTGGTAGCGCACCGCACGCCACTATCAAAGCACACATTATGAAGCGTGCCAAAACACTTGGAAAAACGGACATGCTTCCCGAAGACTGGACAAAGAAAGGTGATGACAACATGAGCGACCCTATTATCAACGTTGAGGAATTCAACGCTCTCAAGCAGAAAGCCGAACAATTCGACGCACTCAAAGTGCAGGCGGACGGGTTTGCGGCCAGACTTGAGACAGAGAAGGCGCGTGCCGATACTCTCGCGGAGCAGTTTACCGTCGAACGCAAGGCGCGTGCCATTGAAGGCTTGAAAGTGCGTGCGGAGAAGTTCGCCATCGCGCTTCCCGTCAAGCCTGATGAGTACGCCGA